GATCGTGCCGCGGAGAGCGCCGCGAATAGAGCGGCAGCAAGTAAGTCCCAGCGCGAAGCCGGAGAAGGCAAGGGCGGGAAGTCGGGGCCATCGTCAAGCGGCGGCGGGTCGTCTGGCGGCAGCAATAAGGGACGGAGATAATCATGGCAGGTGCATCAAACCCGACAGGCGTGCAACCCGCAGTTCCGCCGAACGTGTTCCAGCAAGCATCTGGGGCCTATACTGGGTCGCTCATGGGCACTGCCGCTTCTGGGGAAATGCCGGACATCCCGGCGTTTCAAAACCCCTACACACAGCAGGTTATCGACACGTCGATGGCCGATCTGGAGCGTCAGCGCCTGATGCAGCAAAACCAGCTTGGCGCGCAGGCTTCGGCTGCCCGCGCTTTCGGCGGATCGCGTCAGGGCATCGCCGAGGCTGAAACCAATCGCGCCTTCGCACAGCAGGGTGGCCAGCTTGCAGCCCAGCTTCGTGCCCAAGGATTTGAAAGCGCGCTTCGGGCGGCTCAAGATCAGCGTCGGCAGCAACTTGCGGCGTCTGGCCAGTTTGGAGCCTTGGCGCAGCAGGGCCTCAACATGGGCCAAAGCATCACGCAGCAACAGCAGCAGTTCGGCACGATGCAGCAGGCCATCAATCAGGCCCTGATTGACGCCGCACGCGCGCAGTACGGCGGGTTTACGGGCGCGCCTATGGCTTCGCTGTCGGCACCTCTGGCGGCTCTCGGTGCGGCCAATATGGGGCAGCAAACGCAAACGCAGAGCCAGCGTCCGGGCCTGTTTAACTATCTGTCGCTGGGTCTGGGGGCGCTGTAATGAGCGTGATGGACTACGCCAACGCGATTGCGAGCATCGAAAGCGCCGGAAGCGGCGACTATGCTGCGCTTGGCCCGGTCACAAAGAAGGGCAACAGGGCTTATGGCCGCTATCAGGTCATGGACTTCAACATCGGCCCGTGGACTGAAAAATACCTTGGCCGCCGCATGACGCCTGAAGAATTTCTTTCCAGCCCGGAGGCGCAGGACAAAGTTTTCGCTGGCGAGTTTGGGTCGTATGTCCAGAAGTATGGCAACCCTCAGGATGCGGCCTCTGCTTGGTTCACTGGGCAGCCTTTGTCTGAAGGCGGAAACCGCAGTGACATTCTCGGCACCACTGGCAACGTCTACGTTGACAAGTTCAATCGCGCGCTTGGCGTGGGCGGCTCACCGATGCCGGGGCCGACAACGGCTTTCGGGCCGGGGACGCCGATGGCAGCCGCGCAGCCGATTATGCAGCCGATGATGCAGCCCGCCGATCCGTTTGAGGACATGGGCGTGCTGTCTCGCTTGGCTGCCAGCCGTGGCATCGCACAGGACGCGGACGCCGCGCCTATCGTAAACCTGTTCAATATTCTGACGCAGAAGAAAGACCCGCGCTTGGCTGCACTGGCCAAGCAGCGCGGTGGTTTCTTCGGGCTTTTGGGGGGCTAAATGGCTAATCCGCTTGAACAACTTCTTTTGGGAGCGCAGGGATTTGAACGTCGGACTGGCCTGCCAGCGGACATTGACCAATACCTTGACAGGACAAATAGATCGTTAGCGCCTCAATCTTCCATTCGGCCAGAGCAACGGCCTATGGCGGGGCCTGCGCCGCAAATGGCACCAGCCCCAGCGCAGCAGCGCCAAGGCTTGCTCGGTGGCTTCTTTGGGCCGCAGGGTCGTGACGCACGCGCCCGCCTCGCGATTGGCCTTGAGGGCATGACGCTGAACCCCAATCAGGCGATGATTGGGCAGTTGCAGCAAGGCATTGAGGATCGCAAGATCGAAGGCGAGCGCAACCGCACGCTTGAGTGGCTTTCCACGCTCAACACGCCGGAAGCCCAGCGCGCCTTGCAATACGCTCAGGCGACCGGCGACATTGTTGGTGCCGCAAAGATGGCTTTGACGCCGCCAGACCCGATGGAGGGGATCAATCTTGAAATCAAAAAGATTGAACTTCAAAAGCTGAAATCTGGGTCTGATGCAGACCCTAATGTGCAATCGTCTTCAATCCTGAGAGACTTCAGCGGCGTTGTTCTCACCATGAAAGATGGTAGCATTCAGGTTCGCACTGTTGGTGGCCAAATGCTTTCTGGGGAAGAGGCTCTTGCGTTTGTTCGCAAGTCCCAAGAAAACTATGCCGCCACCGAGCGGTCCATATATGGCGCTCGCGAGTCTGGAAAACTTGAATCGCAAGCAGCATTGGGCGGAGCAGCAGCGGCGGCTGTGGAAGAAGGTAAGTTGGCTCCACAGACTGCTAAAGAATACTTTAAGCAGTCTGAGGCGGTTGCATCGTCCATTCGCAACATGGACTCTGCTATTCAAGCGATCAATGAGGGCGCTGAGTCTGGTGTTATCTATAACATGCTGCCAAACGTCACAGTTGCCTCGGCTGAACTTCAAAACGCCAAAAACAGACTTGGACTTGATGTCATTGGTTCTGTAACTTTCGGCGCGCTTTCCGAAGGCGAAATGCGTATTGCGATGGACACCGCCGTTCCGTCTGGCTTGGGGCCTGAGCAACTTAAAGTTTGGCTTAATCGCAAGAAGGAAGCGCAAACAAAAATGCTGTATGCCCTTCAGGAAGCAGCCTTGCACTTTGCTTCTGGTGGTTCTCAAGAGGACTATTATCGCAAAATTGGCATTCAATCAGGCGCAGTTGCGCCGCCGCCATCGCCAGAAGTTACAAATGCTCCCACTGGCACGACAACCCGCCTGCGCTTCAATGAAGAAACAGGAGAATTTGAATGATTGAGATCGAACTTCCCGACGGTCGCATTCTAGAATTCCCTGAAGGCACCGATCAGTCAACAATGCGTCAGGCTATCAGTAAGTTGATGATGCGTGACCGCATTGCCGCGGCAAGGGCTGGCACTCTGGAAATGCGGCCCGGATCGGCAGAAGCAGCCGCAGCCGCCAACGAGCAGGCTATGGCGCAGATGGTGCCTGAGCGCACTTTGGGCCAGACGATCTACGAAAACGTGATCGGCAGCGGCGCTGTTGACACGCCCGGCGAACGGCTGGGTGAGTTGATCCGAGGCGGTGGCGCTGCGGTTGCACGCGGCATTGCCGACGTTCCCGCCATCCCGGCAAACCTTGCCCAACTGGGGACGGCTGGAGTTGAATACGCTCTTGGCATGGAGCAACCGTCGATGGTGTCTCGCGGGCTTGCCGCATTGCCAGACACGCGCGAAATGCTTGCTTCCATCCCAGTGATAGGCCCTGAAAGCCGCTATGTGGCTCCCGGCCTGCTTGGCGAATATGTGTCTACGGCTGGCGAGTTTGCAGGAGGTGCTGGCGCTCTGGCTGGTCCAAGTGCAATGCTGCGTTACGGCGTGGCTCCCGGCGTTGCCAGCGAAGCTGCTGGGCAGGCCACTGAAGGCACGGTTTTTGAGCCTTTTGCTCGTGCTGGTGCAGCCTTGGCAACCCCCGCTGCACTTGGCGCGATTGGCCGAACCGCACAAACTGTTATCAGCCCATCGGCTGGCCAAATCACTCCGGCACGTCAGGCCGCCGTTGAGCTTCTGCGCCGTGAGGGCGTGCAGCCGACTGCTGGTCAGGTTGTCGGCGGGCAGGCCGCAGAGTCTCAGCTTTATCGCGAGGCAGCCACGACTGCCGGTCGGGCAAAGGCCGACAAGGCACTTAAAGATTTTACGTCTGCTGTAATGACTCGTGTCGGCTCGCCCTCCGGCACGAAAGCCACGGCTGACGCATTGGAAGAAGCAACATCCCGCATTGGCGGCGTGTTTGATGATGTTGTAAAAAACGTCAATGTCGCTCCAGACCCTTCAGGCTTGATGAACTTCAGCTCGGCGTTGAAGGTTTACCGTGACCTTGCCCCGAAAGACACCGCGCCTCAAATTCTCGAAAACGTAAACAAGCAGCTTGTTGATGCCTTTAGGTCGCGCAAGCCTATTCCTGCTGATACCGTAAAAACTTGGCGCAGCACGATTTCCAAGTTGACCAAAAGCCCAGATCAGGCGACTCGTGAGGCGGCAGTCGAAGCCGTTGAGGCGATTGATGACATGATTGAGGGCGCGTTGACTGCGGCTGGCCGCCCTCAAGACATCGCTCGCCTTGGTGAAGCGCGCAATCAATATCGAAACCTCTTGGCCATCGAAAGCGCGGCGCAACGCTCAGATATTGAAGGCGTCATCTCGCCTCTGGCTTTGCGAACCGCACTCCTGCAACAAGGTCGCCGCCGGTATGTTCAGGGCAAAGGAGACTTGGCTCCAATCACTCGAGCGGCTGCTGACATCTTAAGCCCGCTCCCGCAGTCTGGTACATCCCCCCGTATTTCTGCCGGTCAGGTGTTGTCTGGCGCTCCGACAGGCGGTGCAGCAGGCTTAGGTGCGTTTGGCATTGGCCTTGACCCTCTCACAGCAACAGCTATTGGTACGGCAACCACGGTTGCACCAATCGCACGCAATCAATTCCTTTCATCCAGCCCCGGACAGCGGTATTTTGAAAACCAGCTTCTTCGGCAGTTCGGACCAATTGTTGACCAGCGCATGATCGGTGTCCTGCCCGGCCTTCTCGCACAATAACGGAGACACAGATGCAGCCGAAACGCCTGACGGACGACGAAATCCAGAACACCATCACAAGCTCCGTGCGCGAGGCCGTGGACTTCGTGGAAACCGAAGTCGCGCCAGATCGCATCAAGGCGCAGAAGTATTTCGACGGCAAGTCTGCGGTTGACTTTGAGGATGGCCGGTCGAGGGTTGTGGCGACCAAGGTGCGCGACACGATCCGGGCCATCAAGCCCGCGCTGATGCGTGTGTTCCTGCAATCCGACAAGCCGGTGGAATTCATCCCGAACACCCCGCAAGCCGTCATGGGTGCCGATCAGGCAACCAAATACGCCAAGTATGTCTTCGAGCGGAACAACGGCTTTCGCATCCTGTCGGACGTTTTCCACGACGCGCTTATCAAAAAGGTGGGCGTGGCCAAGGTTTACTACGACGAGGTGCAGCACGTTGAGATTGACGAATACAGCGACCTGACGCCCGAGCAGCTTGCCTTTATCGAAAATGACCCGGAAAGCGAAGTTCTGTCGCAGGAAGAAACGATCATTGCCGAGGCCGTGATTGACGAGATGGGCATTGAAATCCAGCCGCGCATGGCCAGCTATAATCTGCGCGTTGCCCGCACGTCCACCAAGGGCCAGATCAAAATCCAGAGCGTTGCCCCCGAGGACTTCTTCGTGGATCGCATGGCCGTCAGCGTGGACGACTGCTACGTCTGCGGCCACACCAGCGAAGCCCGCGTTGGCGATCTGGTGGCGATGGGCTTTGACTTCGAGACTGTCTACAACCTCGGCGGCGCTGCCGATGGCACGGTTGACGACGAAGAAGAAATGGCCCGCCGTGGCTGGGACGACACCGACGACGATGAAAACGCTGCCGATCCGTCCATGCGGAAGGTACAATTCACCGAAGCCTATATGAAAATGGACATTGAAGGCACGGGCGTTCCGCGCCTTTACAAGTTCATCTGCGCTGGCAACGATTACGAAATCTTGGACTACGAACTGTGCGACTACATCCCGTTCGCCATCTTCGAGGTTGACCCTGAGCCGCACACCTTCTTTGGTCGTTCACTGGCCGAGATCGTGATTGAAGATCAGGACGCGGCA